GTATTGTAAGCGTGGGTTGTTTCAAAGATTGGAGGAATTTTCAATGAAACAGCCATACAATACCGCATTATACATGAGACTCAGCCGTGACGACGAAACCTACGGCGACAGCGTTTCCATTGAGACACAACGCACCATCTTACAGAACTTTGCAAAAGAGAATTGCTTCACAAACTGCACCGAATACATCGACGACGGATGGAGCGGTACAAATTTTGAACGCCCGAGCTTCCGGCGTATGATGGATGATGTAGATACAGGAAAAATCAACTGCATCATCACAAAAGATCTCAGCCGGTTTGGACGTGAACACGTCATGATGGACTACTATCTGGAGTTTGTGTTTCCCGAAAAACAAATCCGCTATATCGCCGTGGCAGAAAATGAAGACACGGAGAAAGGATTATCAGATTTTGTTCCTTTCAAGAATCTGTTCAACGAATGGTTCGCAAAAGATACCAGCCGAAAAGTCAAAACTGCTCTCCATGCCAAATTTGCCGCAGGAGAAAGAATGTGTGCTTATGCTCCCATAGGGTACAAAAAGCATCCCGAAATCAAAAATGCCATCGTGATCGACGAAGAAACACGATGGATTGTGGAAAGGATATTCACCCTTGCCGCCCACGGAGCAGGAGCCACAAAGATTACTAAGGAGCTGACTATTGCACAGGTTCCAACACCCGGCTGGCTGAATTATCAGCGATACGGGACGTTTGCCCACATTTATGAAGGTGAGCCGGAAACTAAAGCGTACGCATGGACGGTTGCACAGGTCAAAAGCATCCTGAAAGACGAAACCTACATCGGCAACAGCGTACACAATAAGCAGACGAACATTTCCTACAAGAACAAAAAGAAAGTTCGCAAGCCTGAAGACGAATGGATTCGTGTGGAAGGAACTCACGAACCGATCATCTCCAAAGAAGTATTTGAACAGGTGCAGAAGCAGATTTCCAGTCGCCGACGGGAACAGAAGAACGGGAACACTCAAATCTTTTCAGGTCTGGTGAAATGCGCCGACTGCGGATGGTCGATGAGATTCGGGACTAACAATCAGAACAGCAAGCCGTACAGCCACTTTACTTGCAGCAACTACGGTCAGACAGGTCTGAGATGTTCGGCGCATTATATTCGCTATGATACACTGTACGACTATGTGCTGGCAAGAATCCGTCACTGGTCCAAAGAAGCACAGATGAGTGAAGAAAAACTACTGAATCAGCTTCTGTCCTCCGGTGACAAAGCGAAAGTCAGTGATGTGAAGAAGCATACTTCGGAACTAAACAAGGCAGAAAAACGGAAAGCCGAAGTTGACCGACTGTTCACGAAGCTGTACGAAGACTGGGCTGGAGGACGGATTACGGAGTATAACTTCGGTATGCTGTCGCAGAAGTACCAGACCGAACAGCAGGAGCTTGATGCTAAGATTGCCAGTCTGAAAACGGAGATTATGTCCGAAAAACAGACCGAAGCTGACGCTGTAAAATGGTTTGATCTGATCCGGCAATATGCAAATCCCACGGAGCTGAATGCCGAGCTGCTGCATACCTTGATTGAGAAGATTGTGATACATGAATCAGTCAAGGGGGAAGATGGTACGAAGGAACAGGAAGTGGAGATTTACTATCGGTTTGTTGGGAAGATTGATTGAATCGGGAGCAAGCAAAAAAACTGAAAACACGCAACAAAAACTAAAAATATTCATTTAGTTTCCTTTACTTAGGGAAACCGGAAGCAATATGCCCGATGTAGAGATGCTCATTGAACTTGCCGACTTCTATGATGTAGATGTTCGTGAAATCATTGATGGAGAAAGGAAAAGCGAGAGTATGGATAACGAAACCAAGGATACATTGAAGAAGGTAGCGGAATATGCCACCGAAGAAAGCAACAAGCGTAAAGAGAGATTGCGCACACTATTGGCAGGTTCTACCTGCTTGATGCTTATCGGTTACTTGCTATTTGGAAGCGAACAAAAGGGCCGACTCAACGGTATTATTCCAGAAGAAGTTTGTGGCAATATAATGTCGTTTGTTATAGGTCTTGCTGTTGCTTCATTGGCATTGTATGCTCTGCATTGCTTGGGAGCATTTGATAAAATCGGACAATGGAAAAAGAACCGCAGAGAAAAGGAACATTAACAATCGCTATCAATTCCAATTTGTCGAACAGATTGGGTGTTAATCTTGGTGTGAGTTTGGTGCTAATTTGGTGCAACATTCTATGCGACAGCACGAAAAATATCAAACGATATGCGATTACTCCCCCCACAATATCCCACGATATGAGCGTTACGCACGATATAAAACGCTGTGAAACGCCAATGCAAAAACTCCAAGAGATAAGTTATCCCTTACGGGATCGAAAAAGATCACTCTCCCCGAGCAATGTCATTTAGATAAAGCGGTATAAGTTTAGATAAAACCTAACGCGAAAGATTCCTCTGTTGTTAAAAGCAATCGAGGGGTCTTTTTTATACAGAAAGGAAGTAAACTCTCTCATTGCGAGAGTTCAACTCGGCGAAGAAGATGTTGTGAATGTGTTGAAAGTATGCTATACTACATACAGAAGCAGTGCACGGCTTACTTTTGGGAAAGGAGAATGAGCCTATGAAAAATATTGGACTAAGAATCAAGGAACTGCGGAAGAAGAATGATCTCACACAGGAGAAACTGGCAGAATATCTCGGTGTTACCTATAAGTCGGTCAGCAAATGGGAGTGTGGTCTGACAATGCCTGATCTTGCGCTGATTGTTCCGCTTTCAAAAGCATTAGGCGTATCTACGGATGAACTGCTGGGAGCAAAAGAATCTGACACCCGACTGGAAGAACTTGAAAGATTGTACGATGAAGCAGCAAAAACAAACTACCCGGAGGCATGTTTACCAATCGCAGAAACTGCCACAAATGAATATCCGTCTGATATGAAGTGGATGACTTGTTATGCCATAGATACTTGGAACTTAGCAATCGCGACATTACCTAATGGAGAAGAGTTTGAAAAAGTACGAGAGCGAGTCATAAAGATGTTCGATAGAGTAATCGGAAATACAGATGATGATGAAATAAAAGCGCGGGCTATTTGGTATATTGTTGGCTGTTTTTGTGGAAAAGGGGATAAAAAAGAAGCAAGACGTTATTTAGATTTATTCCCCGAAACAAAAATAGATCCGACAGAGAAAGAGGGATTGCTTGTAAGTTGTCTTGATGGGGATGAACAAATCTACCATAAACAGAAGTATCTTGAAAAGCGTTTCGTAGCTCTTGTCAATGCACTGCTCTGGGGCAATATCAGCACTATCGGAGATAACAAGGACAACTGCACAGCCGCAGAAGGTATCATCAAGGCAATGATTCCAGACGGGAATTACTGCGAATATCACCACTCGATGAGTCACATCAAATTCAGAAAAGCTGAAATTTCGGCATCAGAAGGGAATGCTGAATCAGCGATGGTTTTTCTGAAAGAAGCAGTATATCATGCAAGAGAGTACGATTTGATCGATTCTATTGCACTCGGCGAGTATAGGTATACAGCACCATTGTTTGATCACATTACCATTGATTCAAGAGAGTGGTATCATTCAGAAGGAACGCTTCTCGGTGATATCAAGGAAATGAGCAAAAGGGACGTATTTGATTTCATCCGTGATTACGAAGATTTTAAAGCTTTATTTGAATAATCGTAATACCACAGCGGTATTGCCATATCTAAACACATCGTTCGCAATTTTATAATTAAAGTGATATACGTAATGATAAAACTTTTATATTTTCAAAATGAGAAAAAATGTAAGGGCATCATTTCTTACAAGATCACGCTCTAAAAAGTAATGTTTTCAGAAAAATAAATAACCACTGAAACAAAGAGGGAACATCCATGCCACCGCAACTACTGTGGTGATATGGGTATTCCCGTCTTTTTTATAATTGAAATACTTTACTAAACGGTATTCTTAGCAGAAAAGGGATATGTTTATGGATTTACCCTTATCTAAACTTCTACAGCCTTATCTAAATGACATTGAAGCAAGCCCCCCATTTTTCCTTCTGAAATTCACCCTTGACAAAACCAGCCTGTTCATGGTATAATAAAACAAATCATATAA